CAGCCCGTGAACGAGACGGGGGAAGCGCTGGCCCCCTCGACTGGGGCCAGCTCTACGCGCACCTGATCGCCTGCACAGGCCAGAGTCCGGTCACGCTGCGGCGTGATTGGGACATGGTCATGGTGGGCCACATGACGGACTACTGGAATCACCACCCACCTGTGCATGTGCTGGTGGCAGGCTACCTGGGGTACAAGCCGAGCCAGTCGCTCACCGGGGCGCCGGACCTGGCCACCAATATGGCGGCATTCGCCGCGGACATGCGCAGCGAGCTACCGGAACACTTGCGCGGTGCCTTGGATGCGTTTGTTGCCCCGGCCTGATTCAGCGTGTCGCTCAAATGTTTCACCGTCATCCAACTCCGCTTCGGCGGAGTTTTTCATTATTTGCTCAGTGAGGTTCCGGCATGGATAGGAATATTGCGTACCAGTTCACTGCCGGCACTCAGGGCTTTGACCGTGCCGTAGAAAGCATTGAGCGCAACATGCGCGATGCGCGAAGCACGTTCAACCGTGAGTTGAAGGCCATCAACACCGACATGGTGGGCAGCCAAACCCAGATCAGTCGATTGGGTGCGGCCGCCAATGATGCCTTCGGCTTTGTCGGGGCCAAAATCAAAGGCGACCTGCTGGCCTTGGGTGCTTCGATGGCTGCTGTATTTTCCGCCGTTGCGATCAAGGATTTTGTCAGCGACAGCAAGGCGGCACTGCTTGAGCAGCAGTCCGCATACCGCGGCCTCGAGGCGGTGGCCAACCATGCGGGTGTGGGCATTGGTCGGGCAATGGAGGAGGCCCAGAAGCTGTCCGCCGATGGTTTGATCAGTGTGAGTGATGCGGCCAAATCGCTGCAGAACCTGTTGAGTCGGGGTTACAACGTTGATCAGGCGGTGTTGGTGATCAACCGTTTGAAGGACGCTGCCGCCTTTAACCGGCAGGCCAACCTCGGTATGTCTGAGGCCGTTGTAGGCGCAACCGAGGGCCTCAAGAACGAAAACTCCGCGTTGGTCGACAATGCCGGTGTCACAAAAAACGTGGCAAAAATGTGGGAGGAGTATGCCAAAAGCATCGGTACCACGCGCGACAAACTCAGCGATTCCCAAAAGATACAGGCTGAGTACACCGGCATTCTCAAGGAAACCGAAGCACAGGTCGGCAACGCCACCAAGGCCTCTCAAGGGTTGACGGGCAGCCAGGCTGAGCTGGACACGAAGAGCAACGAACTCAAGGTCACCCTCGGTACGATTCTTGAGCCGGCGTTCATCAGCCTGAACAAACGCCTGGCCGAAACAGCGAGCTGGTTCAACGGCGTATTGAAGGGACTCACCGGCACCGGCGTCACCGTTGATGAGGTCGCCGGCAACGTCAAACGGCTTGAGGCCATGTTGGCGAATTTGAATAACAAAGGTGCCCGTGGCGGCGGCGGCAAGGCCCAGTTGGAAGGCTCGCTGCAGGAAGAGCGCTTGGTGCTGGAAGCCATGCAGTTGACCTCCGACAAGATCGACCAGGTCGACGCCGGTATGAAGACGCGCATGGCTCGCATCGAAGAGCAGCGTCGCAAGGTCGCCGAGATGGCGGCCACCGGTGATACCCGTCTTTCAACCCAGCAGCAGGCGCAGCAACGCCCGACCGCTTACGGTGTGGAGGTGATGCGCCTGACCAAGCTGGAAACGGCTTACGCGGCGGCCATTGAGCACCGTAAAGGGTTGAAAGCAGGGAGCACACCACCCCCTGCGGCCAAGCCGGACACGCCAGCGGGTGGCGGAGCTTCCAAGTCGCGGGTCAGTCAATGGGCTGAAGTGCTGGACGCGCAGAAGGTGGCGCACACCCAGCAGCAGGCTGAGCAGGGGACGTTCCAGCAGTTCTCGCTGCAGAAGGAAGTCGACTATTGGCAGGCGGTGTTGCAGCGCACCGACCTCAGTGCGGCCGAGCGGTTGAGCGTCCAGCGCAACTACTTGGGCGCGCTGACCAATTTGCGTAAGCAGGATGAGGGTTCAGCGTTTGCAGATCTGCAAGCGCAGGCGCAGATGTACCGCAACAACATGGACGCCCGCTTGCAGATCGCCCAGCAGGTGCTGGATCGAAGTCGCCAGTTGTACGGGCAGGACAGCGAGGAGTATCGCCAGGCGGCCTCTGAAGTGGTGGCGATCGAGCGTGAGAAGCAGCAGCAAATCACCAACATGAAGCAGCAACAGCTGGCGGCTGATCAGCAGGCTCGGCTCGCGGACATCTCGCACGCTGAGCAGATGGCCCAGTTGGACCTTCAAGCCAACCTGATCACTCAGGGGCAACTGCTACAGTCGCAGGCCGAGTTCGAGCAACAGCGATATGCAATCGAGGCCGCGGCCCTAGAGCAGCGCAAGAAGTTGCTGGAGCAGGATCCGGATCGCAATCCGGTCGCCCTGCAGCAGGTGCAACAGCAGATCCTTGCGCTCGAGCAATCCCATCGCAACAGCTTGGCAGTCATCGGCCGTCAGCAATCGATGGAATCCCAGAGTAATTGGACCGGGATGGTCGGTAGCGTGCGCTCCAGCTGGACCAGCGGCCTGAATGGCATCTTGACCGGCACCATGTCCACCCAGGGCCTGCTGAACGGGATTTTTGGCAGCATCGGTACCGCGTTCATCGAGAACATGGTCACCGCCCCTGTGATGGCCTGGATGTTTGGTGAAACCGCCAAGACTGGGGCAACGGTTGCCGGTGTCGGTGTCCGAACGGCAGCCGAGGCGGGTGGCGCTGCCATGTCCGTCGCGATCTGGGGCGCGGCCACCATTAAAAACATCATAGCCAGTGCATGGCAGGCCATGGCCGGCGCATTTGCGGCCATGTCAGCGATTCCCATCATCGGTCCGGTTTTGGGTGTGGCGGCGGCAGCTGCAGCGGGGGCTTTTGTCTTTGGCCTGGTCAAGAACGTGGCCTCTGCTGAAGGCGGGTACGACATCCCCGCCGGTACCAACCCGATGACCCAGCTCCACGAACAGGAAATGGTACTGCCCAAACAGTACGCCAATGTCATCCGCCAGGCGGCGAATGGTGAAGGGCAGCTGGGTGGTGGGTCGGGAAACTATCACTACCACGACAACAGCGGTCGCCTGACCCCGGCAGACATCCGGCGAAATGCGCGGGTGTTTGCCGAGGAAATGCAAAAGCTGCGACGCAACGGCGCCATCAAGGCCTAAGGGGAAAATTATGTTGTTGGGGCCATTTTTTCCCGCGCGCTGGATTGCCAGCCTTCCGGATCACGGTGTGATGGCAGAAGACGTTTTGCCCTACATGCCGGGGCAGACGCTGCTGGCGAAAAAGGCGCCGACCTGGAGTACCGGCGTTCAGAAGTCCGTGAGTGGGCGGCGCCGGACCACCGCGTATTACCCAGCGCCTGAGTGGACGTTCCAGATCAACTACAACGCCGTGCGCAAACGCCCGGGGCTGGATGAGTGGTCGCGCCTGTTGAGCTTTTTCAACGAGCGCAAAGGGCAGTTCGGGGACTTTTTGTATTTTGACCGAACCGACCACCAGGTCTCGAATCACCAGTTTGGTGTCGGAGACGGCGTCACTCGCACCTTTCAGCTATCGCGTGCGATCGGCAATTGGGTTGAGCCAGTTTACGGCGTGGTTAACGTGGAATCGGTGAAGGCCGCTGGGGTGCCTGTGACCGCCTACACCTTTGACGACATCGGACGCATCAGTTTTACCCACGCACCCGCCAGTGGTGCGGCCCTGCACTGGACCGGCGCCTTCTTCTTTCGGTGTGCTTATGACGCTGACACGTTGGATAGCGTCCAGCCCTTTGGCCGGATCTGGGAGATGAAAAACGTGTCCTTTACGAGTATCAAACCATGATCGATGCCTCTCCCGAGTTGAAGGCGTTTTTGGCCTCGGCGCGCAGTTTTGTCATGGCCGATCTCTACACCATCACCCTGGCCAGCGGGCAGGTGTTGCGCTACACGGATGCCGGCATCCAGGTCTACTTTGGTGGCCAGAATTACTCAGCCAGCGGCCCGTTGATTAAACGTACTGGGGTTCGGGCGGTTCGCGGTATCGAGGTCAACACCTTGAGCGTGACGTTTTCAGCAGGTTTGCAGGACACGGTGCTCGGGGAATCGGTGCTGCCATTTATTGCCGGTGGTGGGTTTGATGGCGCCTCACTGAAGCTGGTCCGTGCGTTTATGCGCGACTGGCAGTCGCCGGTGGTCGGTGTCGTCACCCGCTTTATCGGGCGTGTTGCCGAAGTGGATCCTGCCGATCGGGAGCAAGCCACTGTCGCGGTGAAGTCGCCGATGGAGCTGCTCGACACCAAGGTCCCCAAAGGGGTCTATCAGCCGTCTTGTCTGCGCAGGGTCTACAGCAGTGATTGCGGCGTCAATCGGGCGTTGTTTGAAACAGCCGGTGTAGTGGCGGCAGGCAGCACGACGTTGCGTATTCACAGCAATGTCTCAGCCGATCAGGGCTGGTTTGATCAAGGCGTCATCCGCTTTATCAACGGCGGTAACGCCGGTGTGGCCCGCACGGTGCGCCGCCATACCGGCGACGGCGACGTGACGTTGATATTGGGTTTGCCGGCGCAGCCGCAGGCCGGTGATCAGTTTCTGATTTATCCAGGGTGCCCCCGCACGCTGGAGGCCTGCACGACCAAGTTCAACAACCGGGCTCGCTACCGTGGGATGCCGTTTATTCCGGTGGCGGAGACCTCGATATGAGTCCTGTGGAAGTCCGGCAGCGTGAGCATGTTCTCACAGAGGTTCGTCGCTGGCTCAACACACCCTATCAACATCGTCAGCACCTGATGGGTGTCGGGGTGGACTGTGCATGGTTGCTGATCGAGGTGTTTTCGGTCGTGAGGCTGATGCCGCGGATTGATCCCGGCGCCTATGCCCAGGATTGGCACCTGCACCGCGGCGAGGAGCGTTACCTGGGGTGGCTTGAGTTGTTCGGTCGTGAGGTTGAGGTGCCTCAGCCCGGCGACGTGGCCATCTGGCAATTCGGTCGCACCTTCAGTCACGGGGCCATCGTGGTGAATGAACACCAGGTGATTCATGCCTATCGGGACATTGGCGTCGAGTTGGCAGACATGCGTGATGAACATCTGAGCAGCCGAGCGGTGCGCTTTTACACATTGAATAACTACGGGGTGAATGATGGGGGGCAGCAGTAGCACCATCTCCAACAGCGCAACGCGGATAAACGCCTTGCAGGTTCAAAGCAGCGCCAGTGGCAAACCGATCGCATGGATCGCCGGGCGCAATCGCATCAGCCCCAACCTGATTTATTACACCGATTTTGAGTCCGTCGCCAAAACGAAGAAGACCAAGTCGGGCGGTAAGGGGGGCGGTGGCACCACGCAGGAAAACACCACCTACACCTACTATGCCGCGTTGATCCTGGCGATTGCTCGAGGCCGGTTAGGCGCCGTGCACCGGATTTTCCGCGACAAGGAAGTGTTCACGGAAAAGGTGGTGGACGGCGTGACGAAGTCCGCGCTGTCGCAGGTCGGGTTCAGCTTCAAAAGGGGGGTACGGGATCAGGAGGTGTGGGGCTTCCTCGAGACCAAGCACCCGGATGAGGCGATCGCTTATTCGGACACCGCGTATGTGTACGCGCCGCGGTACCGGCTGAATGACAGTGCCGGTGTGCAGAATCACACGTTCGAGGTCGACGGCCCATATCAGGTAGCTGGCTTGCCCGATGCCAATCCGGGTGAGTTCCTGCCGGGCCTGCTCCTCGATCCGTTGGATGGGATCGGCTTCGATCCGAGCTGGATAGCCGACCTGAGCAGTTACCGAAATTATTGCTTGGCGGAGAACCTGCTGTTGAGCCCGGTGCTGGACGAACAGGCGCCCGCCAGTGAAGCCATTGCCCGCTGGCTGCAACTGACCAACAGCGAGATCTACTGGTCGGCCGGCAAGTTGAAGGTGGTGCCCTTTGGCGACCAGGTAGTAACCGGCAACGGTGTCACCTGGTATCCGGACACGGCGCCGGTTGCCCATTTGACCGATGACGACTTTCTCGCCGAAGAGGGCGAGCCGCCGGTCCAGCTCAAGATCAAGAGCCAGGCCGATAGCTACAACGAAGTGTCGTTGGAGATCCTCGACCGCGCCCATGAATACAACACGGATGTCGTGCGCGGCGTCGACCAGGCCGCGATTGAGCAATTCGGCTCGCGGCCGATGGACACCATCAAGGCCTATGAGGTGTGTGACGTGGCCATTGGCGCGCATGCCGCGCAGCTGCTGGTGCAACGCAAACTCTACATTCGCAACGAGTATCAATTTTCGCTCGGTTGGCAGCATGTGCTGCTGGAGCCTATGGATCTGGTGACTGTCACCGAGCCGGGTCTCAATCTGGATCGTCGCCTGGTTCGCTTGATTTCGGTGGAGGAGGACGACGAGGGCAAGTTGGCGGTGGTCGCCGAGGACGCCTTGCTGGGCGTGGGCAGTGCCCCCAACTATCCAGTGCAGAGCAAGGGGGGATTCAAGAGCAACCAGAACGCCGAGCCTGGCCCTGTGTTGCCGCCCATCATGTTCAACCCGCCAGAGAGCTTGTTGCTCGGCGGCGATAATCAGATCTGGATTGCAATCACCGGCGCCGGTGAAAGTTGGGGCGGGTGTGAAATCTGGATCAGCGCCGACGGCGACAGCTATTGGATGGCGGAGTCCATTTATGGCGGTGCCCGCATGGGGCGCCTGACGTCGGCTTTGCCCGCCGGCAGCGATCCAGATACAGCGAACACCTTGTCCGTATTGCTGGCCGTTCCCGATGAGCTGACCGCGGTGAACATGGCTGAAGCCGACAGCGGCGCAACGCTTTGCTGGGTGGAGGGTGAACTGATCAGCTATCGGGACGCCACCCTGACGGGAATTGGCGCTTACAACCTGCAGTATTTGCGCCGGGGCAGGCTCAGTTCGCCCATGTCCAGCCATCCGACGGGTGCGCCCTTTGTACGTCTGGATGATGCGGTGTGGAAGTACAGCTACACCTCAGACCAGATCGGCAAAACCGTATGGGTCAAGTTCCGGTCATTCAACGTATTTGGGCGGACGCTTGAGGATCTGGCGGATGTGGCGGCGTACAGCGTCCTGCTTTCGCCGACGCGGATTGCACCTGAGGCTGCGCAGAACTTGCAACTGGTCGGTCCTTTCGAATCGCCTTACTTCACGGTGACCTGGACGCCGGGTGTGCGAGTTGATAACCACCTGGTGCGGGTTCGCAACGCCGCGACCAACGCCATATTGCGGGAGGTGAGCACGACAAGCACGACCTTCACTTACCAGCGTGATGATGCGCTGGTTGATGGTGCATTGGTGCGCAGCTATCGAGTGGAAGTCATCGAGCGCAACGCCGCGGGCAGTGCTCCCGCTGCCACCCTGGTGGTGGCCAATACCGCACCACCAGCGGTGACGGGCACCACCTCAACCGCAGTCGGAACTACGGCAGACGTAGGCTGCGATCACAGCGCAGCAGCGGATGCTGCGGGCTACATGTTCGTTTACTCGCTCATCTCCGACTTTGATCCGACGATCGCCGGAACGATTGGTTATCAGGGCGCCTTGCCTGCAGGACAGATCACCGACCTGGTAGCCGGCAATACGTATTACCTCAGCGCGGCTGCTTACGACACCTGGAGCAATTCCCGCTCCCAGCTGAACTTTTCCCCGGCAATTACTTTCACCACCTGATAGAGACTCGATATGCAACCCATTCAATTCTTCGCCGCAAGGGCTGAGGACGGCGCGCTGCTGCCTGGTGCAACCGTGGACGTGTTTGTCCAAGGCACACAGGCCCGGGCTCCTCTATTTGCTGACTCACCCTGCACCATTCCCCTCGGGAACCCGGTGTCGGCCGATGCTAATGCCCGGGTGTTCTTCTATACAACGACCGCTCGTATCGACATGCGCATCAGTCGTTTCGGGTACGTGGCGCCACTGATAGTCGACATCTCCACATGGGATGCAGCTACGGCGGTCGAGTGGGTTCAATCGGAAATCGATGCTGCGCTGGGCGAGATTGGTGACTCGCTGGCAGAAATGGAAGATGAATTTGTTGCCTCGCAACATGACAAAGAGCAGCGCTTTCGGCAGTTCCTCTTGTCCAGTGGATACCAGCTGATTGGTGATTATGGCCCTGGCTTACTGATCACCGAGCTGAATCAAATATTCGTCAAGGACGGCGAGCTCTATCGAGCGGGCGCTGCGCTTGTGCTCCCCTACATCACCACCGGTGTGTGGGCCGATGAGTCGGCAAAGTTTGTATCAGTGGGCGATGCTGCGCTGCGGCAGGAACTGGCATCAACCCACGGTACGGATCTTGTCTGTCTGGACGGCCGCACTCTTACCCAAGAGCTTGGCGATTACATAAACATCAAAAGCGGGCGGTTCGGGGCGATCGGCGACGGAACTCTTCACCGGCTGTCAGAGAGGTACGCGAACCTGACCGACGCCAGGGTTAAGTATCCATTCGTGACATCTTTGGCGCAGTCCATTGACTGGGCAGCCATTCAGAAGGCGCTCAATGTATCGGCCGGACGAACAATTCGCGGGCCGAAAGGTGGTTATGTCCTGACGGATGGGCTCGTAATCAAATCCAATACACGGCTGGAAGGTGAAGGCGGTACCACCCCGTTTTACCAAGGATTTCCGATCGTATCGGTCGCGAGCGACGGTGGCTTCGACATGTACATGATTGGGACTGGCCCGAAGACCAAGGAGATCTATGGCGTCACCGACATGCAGCCATCTGGTGGCGTCAGAGTGGACCCGACGACCGGGCTAAGCTATGCCATGGCGAACTTCTACAACGCCGACGCCACGGCTTTTTCAGCTGCAACGGCCCGTAAAGTCTCGGTCGGTATCGACGTCAGCAATGCGAATGGCGTCGTCCTGAAGAACTTCAGGATCATTCCAGCCTTCCCGGACGCCAACGGGATCATTCACGGCTACAACGACGGGGCCAACCTTAATTGGGCGAATGACTGGGGGATCGGCGTCCTTCTCAAGGATGCCCACGACTGTGTCCTGGATGGAGTCCGCGCCGTAGGTCACTGGCGTGAAGCGGGCCTGGGGATTGTGGCGACACTTGATCAAGACCCGAACGGCCTTAACTCATCCTGCGAGCGCAACAAGATCATTAATGGTCAGTTCTCGGGGCACAAAGGGATCATGGTGCGTGGTGGTGATGTCTACAAAATCACCGCTGTAGGCGCCAACACTATCAGCGCCCCGTGGCATGACAGCACGCCATTCCCGGCAACGGGTGGCAAGCTCCTGATCAACTTTGGCGGTGCCATAGGCGCGAGTTACACCTACGCGTCCTGGTCGCTGGTCGGGGACAAAATGGTGTTTGCTGGCGTCAGCCCTAACCCTCAGGACTTTGGCGTCACCACTGCAAGCGCCTTGCTGGCCGGTAACTCGTTTGGGCTCCAGGGCACAGAAATTCACGGCAACTACATCACCGGCCTTGAGCACGCCAGTGGCCGTCGTTGCACGGACCCGGCGCTTGTAGCACCGTTTGCGAATCCCTCGAAGTGCTTTGAGGTGTCCGGCGTTCCCGCTGCTAACCTGCGGGTCGTCGCGAACACCATCATGACCCAAGAGGATTGCTTCGCGCATTTCCATAATGCGTCCAACATGCACTTCGCGTTGAACTACTGGGAAGCGAAGTTGGCTGTGGGGATTGCGGGCAAGGGGGCTCGCTTTGTATCCATTGGGTCGTATCTGGAATCTTCCTACGCTCCCTATATGTACGGCACCGTCCACACGGTCACCTTCAATGACCAGATGGCAGACCAGGCGGACATGTACCCGTCGTTCGCGAGGTCGCTGTCAGTTACTCGGTTTGGTGCGGATGCTGGCTTGTTCAACCTGAAAATGGTGAGTTCCACCGAGCACCAATCAATTCTGGGGGAGGATAACGCTTGCGTGTTCCAAGGGTTGCGCGGGGAGACCCTCAAGTTCATGGACGGTGATGGGAGTCATTTGTTCTCAATGATGAACATCGGCAACTTCATCATGGGCAAGCGGGCAACCTTCAATACAGAAACGGTGGACAGCTACACGTTCATGCGCAAGGACGGGTCAACAACGGCCATGAAGTTTGATGGCTCGGTTGCAACCCCGACGCTTTCGGTCACTGGTCGACTCAATCCTGGGACAGACAACACCTATCTGGTCGGCCTGGCCAGCATGCGCTGGTCGGGCGGTAACTTTGGTACAGCCATCACCGTCACCTCGGATGAGCGCATGAAGCAGCAGATTCAGGATATCCATGATGCGGTGCTAGATGCGTGGGCAGCAGTTGACTACAAGCAGTACAAGTTCTGTGATGCCGTCGAGCTAAAAGGCTCAGACGCTGCGCGCTGGCATTTCGGCGTAATTGCGCAGCGTATCAAGGACGTGTTCGATGCCGCGGGCATTGATGCTTTCGAGTATGGCCTGCTATGCCATGACGTTTGGGCTGAGCAGGCAGAAGTCATGGGGGAAGACGGCATTATCGAGACGCCGTATCAGCCTGCAGGTGAGCGCTATGGCGTTCGCTATGAGGAGGCGCACTCTTTGGAGCTGGCTTTGCTACGCCGAACCACCCGGCGCTTGGAGCTTAGGCTGGCCGCCCTGGAAAACGCGTAACCACCCATCCCTGTCGAGCCCCGCCACTGAGCGGGTATTTTTTTGTCTGGAGAAAACCTGCGGATAACCACGCAGCAATTGCCCCAGATCCTCTGGAGCGCCGGCAAGCAAGCCGGCGTTTTTGCACCTGGAGAAAAGCAATGAACGAAACAGATAAAGATCGCGACATCCTCGCGCGCACCTTGTGGGGTGAGGCCCGCGGAGAATCGCTGGTCGGCCAGATCGCCGTGGCCTGGACGATCCGCAACCGGGTGAACGACGGCAAGGCCAGGTCGTGGTGGGGCGAGGGTTATGCCGGTGTGTGCCAGAAGCCGTACCAGTTCAGCTGTTGGAACAGGAACGACCCAAACTTCGCTTACCTGTCCGGTGCGAAGCAAATCCCGTTCCGCGAGTTCGCTCAGGCGCAGATCGCCGCTGAGCAGGTGATGGGTGGCAAGGTGCTGGACCCCACCGGCGGAGCCACACATTACTACGCGACCACCATGCCAAAGCCCCCAGCCTGGGCGCAGGGCGCCCAGCAGACGCTGAAACTCGGACATCACGTGTTTTTCAAGGATGTGCCATGAATCCCGTCGCGCTGAAGCCCGCACTGGTCGGGGTGCTGGCACTGGTATTGCTCACAGCCGGCGCCACCTGGAAGGTTCAGGACTGGCGCTACGGCAAACAATTGAACGGTCTGGAATCGGCGAGGGTTCAGGGAATTGCTGAGACTTGGCGTATTGCCCGGGAAGAAGAGCAGCGCCGCCAAGCGGCGGCCGATGAGGTGGAAAAGAATGCACGTGAACAACTGGAGCAGGTCGAGATCCGCGCCGTTGCTGCTGAGTCTGCTGCTGGCGGGTTGCGCGGGGAAATCGTCCGGTTGCGCAACAGCCGAACAGCTACCTGCAGTACCATCTCTGCCCAGCAGCGCCAGGCAGGAAGCTCTGCCATCATGGTGCTCGGGGGATTGCTTGAAGAGGCTGACCGAATGGCGGGAAGCCTCGCAGAAGCGCTTGAGCGGAGTCGAATAGCCGGCCAAGCCTGTGAGCTCACCTATTCGCGGCTGTAGGACTTTGCTTGAATGGGAAGAGTTCATTGTAATCTATTCCAAATTCGAATAAGCACAGATATCCTCACGCTCATAAATCAAGAGGATGTCTGCATGCTTTTCGATAAGTTTGTTGAAGAGACCAAGGATTGGTGGGACAAGTATTTCAATTTTGTCGCGAAAGCTGAATCAGAAGGAAAGTTGCGAACTCAATCGCTTGAGTCTGATCCAGTTGGATACGATTTGAGTGGTCATAAAATTCTTTTTCCTAACATGCTTATTGTGACTAATTGCTCTGGATTTTATATTGCGGAGCTGGTTGGTGCTGTAGAAAAGTACAGCGGTCTGACAGTAAAGCGTCATCGTGAAAATTCAATATACAGATACTTTAGTCAGTTTGATGGTTCGCAGCCTGAGGGGGTCTTTGCCTTTCAAGGTGATAGAAACATCCTTTCCTCGACGTGCTTGGCTCATGGTAGGGATTTGGAAGCGGTAAGCGACAGGTTTCCGCATCTGGATCTGTATAAAACACAGTTCGTTAAAGAAGGAGGGCATGGCAGTTCGGTAGCTTTTGCTGATGATTTTGAATCTTTGATAATTGAAGATTGTATTCTTCTGAATTCACATAAAAACTTGAAGAGATGTAAGGGTATTTTGTATCTTGGAGTTGTTAAGAGTTCAATTAGAAAGCCTGAGCTTCAGGGGCTTTACAGTAAGTCATGCTCCCGCGGTGTGGTGATGGCAGTACATACGGTTGACTCCAATGAAGAACGGGTTGTGATTGGCGGTCAATTACAGAGTATGGTCCTATTTCCAAGTCTTCACGAAACGACCATCGGTGAATTTCTTAAGTTGCACCCGGATATTATTAAAACTGTTTTCAAAAGCTCAGTCGTCTTATATGAGCCATACTTGACGTGGGAGGAGCATGACGGTACGTGTGAGGATACCGCGATTAATCCAGATCTCCTTGTCCAGCGCGGCGATGGGTTTTTTGATATATATGACCTTAAAACGGCTCTTCTTGATAAAGCGAGAATTACCAAGGCGTCGCGAAGTCGTAGAAGATTCATTGATTATGTTGAGGAGGGTATAGCTCAGTTAGCAAATTATAGGGAGTATTTTAGCTACCCGAAAAATGCTGCCTTAGCTAAAGAGAAATACGGCGTTGAAGTAAAAGACCCTAAACTGGTTTTGGTGGTGGGGAGCTGGGATAATGTCGATCCTGTGGAGGTAGAGCAAGCTAGCAGAAAACACGGTGATCTGATTGAAGTCATTGACTACGATACGATTTGCCAGATGTTTATAGGCCTAAAAATGCCGATTGCTAACTCGATAGAATAAGCTGTGTGCGCGGCTATAGGTACCCTAGAAAGGTTCGTATCCCAATACCTTTCATTGACGGACATCAAAGCGCCATCGCCTTCGCCAGGTGCCGGAGCTTCTTGTGTTTGAGTCCGAGGGTGACAGTCGTGTTGGGTTATCTGGAATTGGACATATGCCGCTATTCTATAGCCGATCACTCAAATGAAATGGTGGCGGCATGGATGGTATAGAGCTGAGTCCAAAGATTGAGCGTGAAGCGGACAGGCTTCTCGCTCAGATCGCCCAGGCGGATTCGATGATTGTTGCGGCGAAAGCTGGCGCACGCGCTGAGGGTTTTGTGCTTGGCCTGGAGTCAGCCCGCGCATTGAGTGAAGCGACCATTGACCGGCTCTATGTAATCTTCGATTCCGCAACTGAAGAGAGGCTCAGAGCGCTAGCCGCAACTTAGAACAAACCGTCTTCCTCGGCGGGCTTGATCAAGTCGGGCCCCTGATTGCGCACGTTGCCTATTGCCCGATCTACCTTGAACCACTCGAACGCCTCGGTTGGTTCGCCCTGGTGCATCACCATCTGTTCTGCGCGCTCCTTTGGCGTGGCCGGATCGAGCCATTCTCGTGCCAGTTCTGGCGACAGCGTTACCGGCCGGCGGTCGTGGATATCGACCATACCACCGGCACTGTCGGCGGTGATGATGACAAAGCCGTCATGTTCGCTTGCCCCATGCTCGGCATTCGGATATTGGCCGATCGCAGCGCACAGGATTGGCGATCGGTCCCGCCGGCGGATCAGGTAGGGCTGCTTCTTTGGTCCGCCTTCATCTACCCATTCAAACCAGTTGTTGATGGCGATGATCGCCCGGTGCGGCCAGATAGCGCGGAAGAATGGGCCGTGTGCGACTTTTTCCACCCTGGCATTGATCGGTGCTGCGCGGTCCTTGGCCCAATGCGGTCGCCATCCCCAGCGCACCATGTCGGCGTGCAGGTACTCACCTTCCTGGTGAAAGATGGCAAGCTGGGTTGTCGGGGCGGCGTTGTAACGCTCGAACGGACGGTCGCCGGCGCTATTCACCAGAGGGTTGGGCATGCTGAGTGCCGCCACGAAGTCGTGGATACCATCGTATTGAGAAAGTCGTCCGCACATGTTCAGCCCCTCTGATTGCCCGCTTGCAACTCGCGAATGATCCTTTCTTTTTGATCCAAGACCAGTGTCAGGCTTCGGATCTGGAAAAGCTGGTCGGTGGTTTCCGCCTCCAGGTTCGCCATCCATACCAGCTTCTTTTGGAGTTCGATCGATAGCTGGTCGTTCATTTCAACGAGGGTGGAGATATTTTCCTTCGCCGCCTGCAGCTGACGCTTTAGATCCTGGACGTCTTCCTCGAGCATGCTTGCGTAATG